CCCGTGCCTGTCGTGGTGGTGGTTTCTTTTACGCGATCAGCAACGACCAGAGCCATGATTATGCAATCCGAATAATAGCGTTAGATGCGTCAGCAGTTGGGAACACAATGGTGAAGTCGCCCGCACTGGATGACTTGTCAGAACCAAAGTCCAGAACGACAACCGTGTCCGTAGTACCTGTGCCGCCAGCCGTGGTGGTGTTGTAAATCAACGCACCGCGAGCAGTGATCGTTGACGAGCTAAACGTCAAGTCGGCGAAGTCAGTCAGCGCCGTTGTTCCTGACGTGGTAGGAGTAACATTGGTAAGCGTGCCGCCGCCAGCAGAATAACCCGTGCCGCTAACTTCGTTAGTAGCGGTATAGTCGGTAGTAGACGCATCAAAACTTGCGCTGTTGGTATACATTGCCAGCTTGAAAGTGTGACCTGTGCTGGCGGTGAAGTCATGCTGGGCCTGAAGCAGTCCCTGCTTAAAACTGGTACACATGTAATTACCGGAAAAAGCCATATCAAAGTCTCCTGATAAGTTCGGCTAGGTCTTTTTGCCCCGCATCGCACAGGGCGTTATAAACAGTAGTTCGGTCGCTTTTAATCGCTTCCTTCATGTAGTAAACAAGGAGCTTCCTGATGTTCTCCTTGAATGCCTGCGCCTGCGCCCGAACTTCGGGAGTGGCGTCCTCAGCAACCGAAACGATCCTGTCTAGGCATCTTTCGGCAACCTCTTCCGGGGTAAAACCCCTGTTGGAAGTCGTCTGTACAAATACATTGCCAACGGCGGTATCAATCACGTTCTAGGCTTCCTTACCTCTCCGCCGCGGTAACTGTCTGTTGTGCTGTAGCCCTCACCCAGCTCCTCCAGCTTGGCCAGCGCTTCCATGTACCGCTGGGTGTACAACTGCATCAGGTCGGGGTCGCCCTTTAAGTAGGTGTACGCCTCAACAAGACAGCCATAAAGCAACGTGGATTCGGCATTGGTGCCGAGCCAGCTAGTGCCGTCCGTAGAGGTGGTGATGGAGGTAGGCTTGTGGAAGTAGTGCAGTTCTGCGTCGTATGCCGCGTCTGGGGTGGGGCCGAGAATAAATGCTGTGCGGCTAAAAATGCCGTAATACTTGGGAGCGCCAGTGGTTCCGGCCACTGGGTACGCCTGTCGGATGAAGTTTACATCCTTAAAAATAAGGTAGTCATATCCGGAATTATCAATCGCTAACGAATAAGGCGTCAAAAAATCCGATGGCATGACCAGATATTGACTGCCTGCGGCTACAGATCCTTCCACATTCTTGCGAAAGTCAGGTAACTGCACCGTCTTGAGAATCTTGTCTTCTGCCTGCTGAATAATTGTAGGCAGGTTATTGACAAAGCTGGTCTCATTGGACTCCATGTAGTCCTGTATGGCCTGCTTCAATGTGGTGTAAGTAAACGCCATCAGGAAATCTCTACTGTTACGCGCCCAACCACACCTGCCATGTCAAGGCCCACAGTGCGGCTCCCAAGAGCTGTATTGCCACCACCAACGGGATCAAAGGCAGACAAAGCGCGGCTTTCGTCAAGTGAATTGTCAGGTCTAGGAAACCTAAGAGCCTGTGGGTCATTCGCATTTACATCCCCCAATTTAAGCTGGGGCTGGTCCTGATCGACTACGTCTCGACCAACCAGCAGTCCATTCCAGCGTCCATCCTCGATTTGACGAACAAGGTCGCGCAGTGGGTAACGGAATCCAGTCCGATCACAAAAGCCGAAAGCATGCTTACCCTTGGCATAACTGCTCATAGGTCGTTGTAGCCCCCCGGCGCCATATACAGAGCCGCCTTCTCGCGTGACGCATCCGCCGCGAGATTCCACTGCTCCTCATACACCTGCTTGAGCGCAGGCGCGATGCTCATTGATTCTGGTTTTTTGCTGGCTATCTGGTAGGCCAGACCCGCAACAAGGCACGGAAGATAGCGCGCAGGCACATCCATGTTGTTGGATGCCGGCTTGCCGCTATCCTCGATGCGGTCTAGGTAGTAGTACGCGAACGTGTAGCTAGTTGTGGCGTCAGGTACGGGCCAGAAATGGACCGTGATGCCAGTTGGCTTACGCTCAACGTAATACTGAAGAGGGCGCCCTTGCGTCAGCTTGTTTGTCTGGTGCGCATACTGGCTGACAGAGATCCTCTGCATAGTCAGGTCAGACTGCTTGGAAGTGTTGCCAGCGTCTGTGCGTAACAGCCCTTCTATTATGTCTAACTTTTCAGCAGTAAGGTCGTATGACGATGTGCCCGCCACAAGGGAGAGCGATGCATCCCTGACCGTCCAGAGGTTTAGCCCCCGGTTTTGCCACTCAAGCATGAGCAGATCAAGACTCCGGCGGGCAGTTTTGTAGTCATATCCGCTACGCAGTTCGGAGCCAGCACGCTCAAACGCCTCCTCCATAATATCTGCCAAGTCCAGAGTAAAGCTGGTTGTTCCGCTAGTCGCCATTTAAACAACCACTCCTCTCGTTTTGCCCCGCATGGCAATGCCATTTCTACATTTGGCCTTGGGCATTTGCCCGCCTTGAGCCGCTTTTTTCTTGCTCAAGCCTGCCTCTGACAAAGCAATGGCAACTGCCTGCTTTTTGTTGGTCACCTTTTTCCCAGAACCGCCAGACTTTAGCGTGCCTGACTTAAATTCCTTCATGACCTTTCTGACCTTGCCGGGAGCGTTTTTGGTCTGCTTTCCGGCTTGCGCCCTGCTGATGGCCATCTAGCTACCCTTCTTCCACTTGGTGGACTTGGATTTAGTCTTGCTCGGGCTCCACTTGACCTTGTCCGCCCAGTAACCCGCAGACATCTTCCCCCGCTTAATATTCTTTGCATGGCGCGACTTAAACGCCTTGCGCTGACCAACGGTCTGGTTGGTTTTTACGCCTTGCTGTCCAAAGCGAATAATCTTTTCCTTGCCGCCTTCGCACGCCTTAACGATGTGCGATTTCTTGGAGTGGCCCGGAGTCCGCTTTGGCTTGTTGCATGCCATCGCGCCCTTGTCAACGCGACCGCCTTTCTTGTAGTAAAGTCGCATTACTTGCGGTGCCTCGCTGTCTTTTTAGCCACCTTCTTAGGCTGGCTGGAATGCTGTTTGCCCTTTTTGGTATCCGCCCGCTTCTTGCGGGTGGTAGCGGCATATTCCTTGTCGGATAGCGATTTAATCGCCTTTTCAGGCAAATACCTTTCTCCCGTCGCCTTCGAGCCTTGGGTGCTGGGCTTGCCCGACTTGGTGCGCCATTTCTGCTTTGTCCACTTCTTGAGGGACTTTTGCGGCTTTTTGAGCGCCATCAGTCTTTGTAGCCTCCGCCCGCATCTTTGTATTGTTTGGCGAGCATCTGTGCTTTTCTAGCAGACCACTGTCCGGGCTTACCGCCCTTGCCGCCTGCCTTGATTTTATTGAACAGGCGCTTACGCAGGGATGGCTTGGTATAGTTCCCAGCTTCATTGACCTTCGACTCCGTCTTGCCGCCTTTTTTGTAGTAGAGGCGCATTAGCCGTAGTTTTTTTTCACTTGCAGGACGATTGTGTAAGAGTCGCCCAGCGTGTGACCTACAGTGGTGAACTTGATGTCCCCTGTCTTACCGGCGCCGGCATTGTTGCGGATGCCTGTAAAAGAGGAAAAGTCCAGTGAATCTGAATAGTCAGCAGGAAGCTCCCACGCCAAAACGTCAGCCGTTGCGTCAAACAGAATTTCTACCCCCATACCAATGGTCGAATACCAAACGCGCTCAATGTTTACGCTGGTACATGCGCCATCATCAACGGGATTGTTAGAAAGGGCGGACACGTCGATTTTGGTCACGGCGGACTCGCCGGTTCCATCGCTGACGTTTGTGAATGCTAGGATTGCAGTGCGGGGACCGTCTTCAATAGTCTGACTGGTAACTGTGTCAGCCATATTCTCCTCCAGATAACGGGGGCACTAGCCCCCTATTCATTAACCGGCAGATACGGTGACTACGCCAGAATTGCTCCAGAGCTGACCGGCGACGGTCGGGTCTGAGGTCGGCAGGTCTTTGATAATGACCACGCTGTTGGTTCCATCGTGAGTGATGGAGATGTTTTCAGTAACAGCGCCAGTCGTGGCATTCTTGGTGATTTCTTTGAAGCCGCCCTCTGAGCGGACGGGTCCGTTGAAAGTAGTGTTGGCCATGAGGTTCTCCTGTCTTGGCTAGTGTCTGATGTTCCACATGGAACAATCAGTCAGGAAAGAAAAGGGGGCCGAAGCCCCCTGTTATTTAGGAAGTTCCGGGCGAGCCGTAGATTCCCAGAGGATCGGATACGCCGAAGCTGTATCGCTCGCGAGCCTTGTACCGGACGTTGCCGGTGTCAAAGTCGCCGTCCATTGAAGTTTCCAGAGCTGTGCGCTGGAAGTGCTTCATGCCGTTCGGTACATCGGTAATGATGAAGAAAGCATTGGTGTCTGTCAGGAAGTGGTTGACAGAGTAGCCTTCCGGAATCGAACCGTTGTTGCGAAGGGCGTTGATGTCGTTGTCAGCCGTGCCAACTCGACCTTCAGTCTCAAGCAAACGAGTTGCTACAAACTGAAGCGCGGGCGGAACGATCAAACGACGGGGTCGGGCCGCGATCAGCAGACCACGCTCATCGGTAAATGCGGCGATGTTAATCACAGCATCTTCCAGCGAGGTCTCGTTCAAATCAGCCGCAACGGTAGGACGGTTGGCGTTAGTGCCACCGTTCACCAGCGGGTGAGATGTGCTGAACAGCGTTACGCCGTCACCAGACTGGTAAGACGTGAAGCCGTTGTTAAGGGGGTTAGCCGCCTTAACCTGCTTGGTGTGAGCCATAGCCCGAGCCAGCGCCTTGGTATAACGAGCAGACAGAGAGTCATACAGGTTATCTTCCATAGCTTCTTCAGTGATGGAGAAGCCAAGGGCGATGGTTTCGTGGTTATAGCGAGCAGTGAACGACTCTTGCGCCGAGTCATAGCTGATGGCCGCGCCTTCAGCTTTAACTGGTGCGGCACCAAAGCCGGACAACTTCACTTCTTCTTCAAATGAGCGCTCAGATGATTCAGTGTCATAAATCATCGTGTGCTCATCGTCATACCGCTCATACTCCAAACCGAACAAGGCGTTCAGACCGGGGAGCAGTTCTTTCAGCATTTGTGCGCGTGAAATAGCCATTACCTAGTTCTCCTTAAACGCCAAGTGCCGTTTCGTAGGCATGACTCAAGGGGAGGTACGTTACAACGCAGTCGGTGAACGAATCACCTACCGCACTGTTGGGACCGTCCACAAAGTCGATGATACGAAGCGGGAACGTGTTGGTAGTTGCGACAGTGCTAGCGTCCAAAGCGTTCTTGCTTCGGCCAATAGCGGTTGAGCCAGCAGTGCTGATAGCTTGTACGTTGTTGCCCAGACCAGTCTGAGCGATAGAGCCGTCACCCTGCATTTGGAACAGGAGCTTGGGATCGTCAACGATGTAAGCCATAGCGTCTGACGCTACCGTGCCGGTAGGCCAGTACTGGCTGAAAGTAAGCTGACCAGTGCCGGGATCGGTGTAGGAACAGCCGACAAAAATGCCGACAGTGCCTGCCACAGCCGCAGTCGTAACTGCCGCTTTTTCTACCGTACCACTGGAAACCAGCTTGGCGAAATCACCATAAAAGATGCTAGTGGCATAGCCTGAAGCAATCTTAATATGGCGTACTTTTCCGGTGAAGGAACCAGAGGCACTAAGCGTGCCTACGGGTTCTGCACCCATCGGAGTAGCTGATGTAGCCATCTTTAATCTCCATTACGAGAGTTAAGGCCGGCGCTCTCCGTGTTACCGAAGTCAGCTCCGACCAAAGGTAGTCCGAGTTGACCGCTCAGGATTCAGAACGGGCATTCGGGGGTCGTTTTGCTTGAGGAAGTTGTTGTCCACAGATTCCATCTGACTCTCAGCCATGCGCTGGAAGTACTCCTCTCGTTGCTGTACCTTGCCCTCCGGGGCTTTGCACAACAACAAGCCGCCGATTTCGATGTTCCCTTCAAACCGGGAACCGATATCAGACATGACTTCTAGCTCTGGATGATCTTCAGCTTTCACTGGAACCCATCCCTCTCTAAATTTTTGAGAGACGTTCGTGTTGTCCGCTTTGCCTAATGTGCTGGTGCGTACCCAACGGAATACCCACCCGTCTTGCGGGTCAGGCGTTGGTAATACGGAGGCCGGCATCCACGAATCGGATGGTCGTTGTTCAACTTCTCTGGACTCAGCGTCCCTTTTCTTGCGCTGTTCTGCCATTTTAGGACTCCTTAATGAGCTGGTTGGCATACTGTTCTGGGGTTAACCCTAGTCGCTTTGCGAGAGCGAGTTGGGTGCGGCTCAACCTCACTTTGCGTGGTTTCGCGCCGTTATTCCTAGAGGAAGGCGCCACTACCACGGAAGGGCTTCGGGAAGTCGAGGAAGACGGTACGTCTGAGCCACTATCTCCTTCGCCGAAGTAGTCTGGAAACCGTGACCGCATGGTGCGGTCAATGGCTTCAAAGTATTCATCCGAGTTAGGGTCATAGCCCTCGTCCCTGATGAGTTTTTCATGCACGCCGTAAGCCAGCGCGGTCATATCTTTTTCTTGGCCAAACCAAGGATTTTGCTCTGCCCACATCACCGCCTTGGGGGATGGCTTTGGGGGCTGTTGAACCTCTGGTTGCTTTTGCTGGGCCGGCTTAAACTGTTCCGGCTCCTGCTTGGGACGACGCTTAATTTCATTTAGCTGGTAATCGGCAGACTTGAACTCTGACTGCGCATTGATAAGCGCCTCTTGAGCCTCAATAATCTTGTCGGTATTACCCTCTTCGTAAGCCTGTCGATAGCTATTCTTAGCCTGATCGACAGCCATAGCCGCTCGCTCTCGTATCTGATGTACCAGATACTGCTCGCCCTCTTGAATGACTTTGTGATACTGCTTGCTCTGCTCCGCATACTTTTGAGCAACCCGGATAGCCTCTTCACGAAGACGCTCTGCCTCCTCGCGTTGACGGCGCTCCTCATGCTGTTGATAGCGGAGCTTGTTAATTCGCTTCTTAACCTTCTCGGAGTAACCCTCCAGCTCTTCGTCGCCGTCATCTGAACTGGCTTCTGGCTTGGCATCTTTTGCTGGGGGTCGCCTATCTTCCGGAGGTCGGTCATCGATCACCTCAATATCAATGTCGGAATCCTGACTCTCTTTTTCTGACTTCTTACCAATAACGGTCTTAACGCCAAAAAACTTTTCTTCAGCAGAATGCTCCTGCTGTTCCATTTGCTCTTCACTCATACCTTTTCAATCCCCCTTGGGTCTTGTACAACTGCCTCGACGCTATCGTCGTTAATCAGGCGAAACTCTTTACCGTGGATCTTGAAGCGCGTCCCGCTATAGGAGCGCATCAGTACCCAGTCGCCTTCATTGCAATACGGGCCATTCGGGAATCGCTTTTCATCGTTGTAAGCGTCCGCACCCATCTTCAACACAAAACCACAAATGGAACCGATTTCCTCGATATCCATCGTCTGTTTTGCCTTGAGTATGCCGCCCTCCGTTTTTTCATCGGGTTCCGGAAGGGCTATAAGCAGTTTGTACCCCTTGGGATCGGGTAATTGACTAGCAGTTTTTTGCTCTTCAGTCATGATTCCTTTTCCTGCACCAGAGTTAGGCGTCTGGTGTCACCATGCGCTACACCGCGTAGCGAATTAGTCGCGCTCTATCCTGTCGTTCAGATCAAGAAGTGCGCGTTCCGCGTAGGCTAATCCCTGAATGATCCCTACACAGCGCGAGTATTCCTCCATGTCCTTGCATCCCCCGACCGCTATATGGTCGGTAATTTCGTTCATGTGGTCGCGGTATTCGTTTTGGAGCGCCTGCAACATGTTGTTGCTTGCTTTTTTACTCATCAATTAAGTCCCTGACTACGTTGAAACCGGCTTTGAAGCCCTCGATTTCTTTCTGCGACTCATCTCGGCTTCGCTGGGTAGCCATCTTGGAGGCGAGTCGTGCGCTTTCTATGCGCTCTTGTTGCTCCATCTTCTGGAGATCAACCATTGATTTGTTTCGGGACTTTTCAAGATCGACCTGTATCTTGGCCATCTCGGTCTGCGCCTTAGCCATAGCCTGCTGTTCTTTGATAGCCAACTCTTTCTGTTGCATCTGAACAATCGGGTCTTGCTGTTGCTTGGCGTTTTGCTCGGCCTGAGCCATCATCTTGGCTTTGCCGGTAATCTGTTCTGCCGCAGGGGCAACCAGTCTGGAGATGCGGAGTTCGATATCCTCCGGTAGCTTTTCGTCTGGGCCGGGAAGCGCCACTCCCAGTTGCTGTTCGATCTTGGCGCGATAGGCGAATGCAACGTGCTCCGCGATATGCGCGGCCATTGCCGCCTGCATAGCCTTGGCATTTGGCGCCTTGGCGATAAGTTTTTGCATTTCTGGGTTTTCTGTCGCCGCCATATGCACTTGGATGTGCGCTTCATGGTCCTGATAAATAAACGCCTTGACGGGGTCGCCGTTCAAGATGTTCATATTTTCAGTAACAGGATCGGTTGGCTTGATATCGTCCTCTGTCGGAACGATCTTGTCCGCGTCCTGAATGCCCAGCACATCCAGCATCTGGCGATGCAAGAGGGGCATGTCGTACATCTGCGGAGCTTGCGCGGCTAATTGCAGTGCCGCTTGGTATTGCATAATGCGCTGGGCCATAGTGCCCGCGTTAGGATCGCTAACGGGTATAATATCGACGCGATCATCAAAATCTTCAATCAGAACCTGCCCGTTATCGGTGTCATACGGGTATTCCTCTGGCCCGTAGTCCCTGACGATTTCTGACAGGATTTTTAGCTCACGCGAGACAGCGGCGTGGATGCGGGCTTGGACCGCGCTCATCACCTTCATTTCTCGCTCAAGCACAGCAAGCGTGGTGCCAACCGGCGCTTCGCCGTTAATGTCTGAGGCTTTTACATCCGCCGCTGATGCGAATCTCCGTCCTTCTTGCACGATATCCCCGAGCAACTGGTATAGGACGTTGCTGGGTTCCTTGTAAGGCAGGAACGAGATGTTGTCGCGGATTGCGCCACCCGGAACGTCTACGTCTCGGAACTCTCCGGGCATGATGGGAGTATCATCGCCCTTGATTCTGAGTCCCCGAGATTTCAATCCTCCCGGTAGGTTGGCAAGCGTTCCGGCGTCTACCAACTGCCTCAGCAACGATGTTGCCGATTTAGACAGTCCGCCGATCATATGTACTAGGCCAAAGCCATAGAAGCCAAGTCCGGGCAGATACTGGTAGTGGACGTAGTGATCCCGCTTCAGTTTCTTGGGGTCTTCCTCGTACCAGTTGCGCCGGATGGCGAGTATTGTTCTTGATGACTTGTCAATGGTAACGACATAGGGCAACGCAATCCCTGTAGGAGCGCCGCGGTCTGTGTCCTCAAACCCGATCAGGTCAATGTCAACGTGCATTTCCAGCAGAGTGTGCCGGTTGTCAAACTCGTAGTTTTCTGAATCGCCTGTCAGCCGGTTGTATTTCTGCTGTATCTCTGAAATGTCTGGAGCAGGGGGCGGCAGGTCAATATCGCTATAGAACCCAGCAACCTGCAACTTCCTGATTTCGTTGGAAGTTTTCTTCATTACATGCGTTGCGCGCTCGCATGTCGATAAATCTGATGCGCCGTAGCTGACAACAAAATCTTCTGCGGGGACAAACATTGCGCAGGGGCGACCCATATTGGGGTCAAAATACACCTTGCGGAACGCAGAGCCGGCAATCGGCAGAGAAAACAGCATTTTCTCTGTCTCTGTGCGGTACTCGGTCATGCGCTGTGTGATTAAATAGTTGAGGTAATTCTCAACCCTGTGCGCCTGCTTGGTCTTTTCGTCGGTGATTTTCCCGACGATGGACGTTTTTACAGGCCCGCTGGCAGGATAAATCTCCTGTATTGTCTGGGCTTGGAACCGGATAACCGCCTCTGACAGCATAGGGTGGAATACACCGCAAGCGCCTTCCCAAGGGGTTGATCGGTCCTCAAACTTTAATCCTAACAAGTCCAGACCGCGAATATAGGAATCTTCCCAGTCCGCTCGGCTTTGCCGGTCTGACTCAAATTGAGCCACAAGCTCGCTTGCCAGAGCGTCGAGATCGCCGTCGCCCATGAATTCAGCCAAATTGGAGTCGTGCTGGACTCCCATCAGCTCAGGGGCATTGGGGTCAAAATCGATGACCATGCCGCCTTCTTCGTCGAATACCCCTACCGATTCGGGGTTTTCAATCACAATCTCTAGCTCTTCGCCCTCTGTTGCCTCAAAGGGCTGGGCAAGCCGGTCAATAGCCATTTAGCCTTTTCCGCCTCGCCGCTTGCCGCCCCTGCCGCGCCCGCCACCGGGTTTTGGGCTGTATGGAACTGGCGTTCCAGTCAGCGAGCCATATGCCCCCTCCATGACCTTGCCGCCTTTGAAGTAGCCCTTGGTTTTGGGGACCATTCCGCCTGCCTGCATCTTGCCTGCGCCGTCAGCGGCAAAAAACGGCACTTCTTCGCCACTCTTGTCTTTAACCATCTTTAGCTTGCCGCCAGCGGCATACATCTTGGACTGCTTAGTCATCATCGCGATCACCTGAATATAAGTTGTCAAATACTCTGTTTACGTCCAGCGTGTAGTCCAAATCCGACTTGGAGTAGTGGATGTGCTGAGACGGCCTAAAATCTGGTGCGCCTTCGCCTGTCGAGAACCACGCTGGGTGTGTCACCCTGACGCGGTTGTTTGGCAAGGCCACTATGTTTCCGGTCCACGGGCCTGCATCTAGCAACTCCATCACATGGCTCTGCTTGTGTTGAGCAGGATCATCTGCGATTTCGTTGTCGGTGTAGTCCACCGTGAACATGTACTTCGCTGGATAGAAATTACCGTCTATCTTGGCAATCCAAGGGCATGGGGTTGCTCTGTCCAGCACATAGACGCTGTGCTCTCTGGACGAACAGTCCCAAGGCTGGGCCGCATAGACCGGCATTGGCTCGGGCCACTCCGCAAAAGGGGTGTCCCCGACCAGCGCGGTAATCGGCATTCTGGCCCACATTGCGCCACCGTGAACATTCGGCTCGTCGGTGTCGTAGGTCTCGGCGCCAGTAAAAATTATCTGAAAGCTCAAGCACCTACACGGCATAGTTGTCACAGCGATTGCCATCGCATGCAAAAACTCTCCGTGGTATTTACTGTGATTGTGCGTGTACTCACGCCTCACCCAGCACTTGAAGTGTGGGATGTTGCTTTGCAGAAAAGCCATAAGCTCCTCAGTAGTAGTTGGCGACCCTTGAATAGGGATCGAAGTCGTCCTCTTCGTCTGACCGTAGAGCGACAAAGCCACCCTGTCGGTAACGAAGAAGAGCCTGCGTCGAGGAGTCAACAAGGTCGTCATGCTCCCCGGCGGGGAACGCGGCGAACTCTTCTATGACTTCTTCGGCGAATCGGGTCTCTGGCGCCCATACCACGCCAGATGCAAACAAGTCAGCTACAGCGTTGACGCGAGCTATCTTGTCATTTCCGCGAGATGGCGTGTATTCCGATACCGGGATACCCATAGCGCGAAGTTCAAAAATAAGGGGCATTCCTGCCGCTTTTGCCTCCACGATGAAGGCGTCGGGTTGCATCTCCTGCCAGAACTCAAAAGCCGTTCTTTTCAGCTCTGGGAACTCAAGACGCTCCTTGTATGCATCCAGTAGGATGATATTCGGCTGTGTAATGCCGTCGTCGTCGGGGTGATAAAACACTCCCCACGTTGTGCAGGCCGAGTAGTCGGCTCGTTGGGTTTTGAGAAACGCCGTGTCCCATGACTGAATCACGAACTCGCAGTGCGGCGGACGGTCTTGCTCCCACCTCTTCCACCA